GGCAAGCCTAGAAAACTACTCTATTCAATACGCGACTGGGAAATTCTGGGCAAATAATCACGTGCATGTTGTGCGTGGCAAGCCAGGGCTGAACACAAGGTTTCTGTGCCATTATCTGCGTACTGTTGATTTTATCCCATATTTGCCTAACAAAGACAGGGCAAAGCTAACAAAAGGGGAGATGATAAAAATCCCCCTTCCTGTTCCCTGCCCAGAAAACCCAAGGAAATCGCTGGAAATCCAAGCTGAGATCGTTCGTATTCTGGACACCTTCACCGAGCTGACCACCGAGCTGACCACCGAGCTGACCACCGAGCTTACAGCCCGAAAAAAGCAATACAACTACTATCGAGAAAAACTGATCACTTTTGATGAAGATAAAGTTCAGCACTTACCTATGGGGCAAGAAGGTGTTGGTGAATTCATTCGAGGGGGCGGATTGCAGAAAAAAGATTTTACTGAAAGAGGTGTTGGCTGCATCCACTACGGTCAGATATACACATATTACGGCACATATACTGATAAAACGAAAACCTTCGTTTCAGAAGAATTTGCCAAGAAGTCGCGCAAAGCTCGGCAAGGTGATTTGGTTATCGCGACAACAAGTGAAAACGATGAAGATGTTTGCAAGGCTGTCGCTTGGCTAGGCAGCGAAGACATCGCAGTAAGTAGTGATGCTTGCATTTACAGGCATAAATTAAACCCTAAATTCGTTTCTTATTTTTTTCAAACCGAGCAGTTTCAAAGGCAGAAGAGACCTCATATCACTGGCACAAAAGTACGGCGAGTGAATGCGGACGATTTGAGCAAGATATTGATACCTGTTCCGCCGCTTGATGAGCAAGCCCGTGTCGTAGCTATTCTTGATAAATTCGATGCTCTTACCAACTCACTGCAAGAAGGCTTGCCGCGAGAAATAGAGCTTCGTCAGAAGCAGTATGAACATTATCGTAATTTGCTGCTGAACTTCCAAAAACCTGCGGAGGCGGCAGCATAAGATGAGCAAAGCACTCACAGAGATAGCCCAGCAGTTGAGCACACCTCAAGTTATCAAAAAAACGATCACTAAGGAAACTAAGCAAATTGCGCCTAAAGAAGTCGAAGAGTCTAAGCCTGTTCCAAAGGTGCAGCTGATCTATGGCTTTAATGGCATGGGCAAAACGCGCCTTTCTAGGGAATTTAAAGACCTCATCGCACCAAAAAACGATGATGATGACGAAGTCGAAACCACCCAGCCAAAGGTGATTTACTACAACGCCTTCACCGAAGATTTGTTTTACTGGGATAATGACCTTACTGGCGACACTGAGAGAAAATTAAAAATACAGCCGAACGACTACACACGCTGGGTGCTTCAGGAACAAGGGCAAGATGGCAACGCAATCGCTCATTTTCAGCGTTACACCAGTGATAAGCTAACTCCGAAATTTAGTGAAGATTTTTCAGAGGTCACATTTTCCTTTGAGCGCGGAAATGAGGAGAGAAACGAAAACATCAAAATATCCAAGGGCGAAGAGAGCAATTTTATCTGGAGCATATTCTATAGCCTTATCGCGCAGGTCATTTCAACCTTGAATATCGATGACGCCAGCGAGCGTGATACGGATCGGTATAACCAGTTAGAGTATGTGTTTATTGATGACCCTGTTTGTTCGCTTGATGAAAATCACTTGATTGAACTGGCGGTAAATTTGGCAGGCTTAATCAAATCGAGCCAATCAGAATTGAAGTTCATTATTACCACGCACAGCCCACTTTTTTATAACGTCCTCTTCAATGAGCTAAACAGCAAAGCCTGCTACCTGCTAGAGCGTTTTGACGATGGCACCTTTGGGCTGACTGAAAAGAACGGGGACTCCAACAAAAGTTTCTCTTATCACCTTTATCTCAAACAGACCATCGAGCAGGCAATTGCCGACAACAAGGTTGAAAAATTTCACTTTACCTTGCTGCGCAATCTTTACGAGAAAACGGCCAGCTTTCTGGGGTATCCGAAATGGTCTGCGCTTTTGCCAGGCGATAAGGATGCCTATCTAAACCGCATTATTCAATTTACCAGTCACAGCACCCTATCGAACGAGGCCGTTGCAGACCCAACGCCTCAAGAGAAACAAACGGTCAAATTTTTGCTGGATCACCTGCGGGATAACTATGGCTTCTGGCAGCAGGAGGCCCAAAATGGTTGAAACCATCACACCCATCGTCGAATCCAATAACTTTATCATTCTGGATAAATATAACCCAGAATGGAAGAGCGCAGGAAGCTACCAAAGCGAAGGCGATCTGGAGCGCGAGTTCATTCAGGATCTGGTCAATCAGGGCTACGAATACCTGCCCGGCCTGGACAAGCCCGAAGCCTTGCTGGCCAATGTGCGCGAGCAACTGCAAGTGCTCAATAACTTGCAGTTTAGCGATGGGGAGTGGCGGCGTTTTGTTGAATCTTGGCTGGACAAGCCCAGCGATAGCATCGCTGAGAAGACCCGCAAGATTCACGACGATTACATCCACGATTTTGTCTTTGATAATGGCCGCATCCAAAACATCTACCTGCTCGACAAGAAAAACATCGCCCGAAACAAGGTGCAGGTGATTAAGCAGTTTGAGCAGGCCGGCACGCATGCAAATCGCTACGACGTGACCATCCTGGTCAACGGCTTACCGCTGGTGCAGGTGGAGCTGAAAAAGCGAGGCGTTGCCATTCGTGAAGCCTTTAACCAGCTGCATCGCTACAGCAAAGAGAGCTTCAACAGCGACCAATCGTTGTTTAAATATCTGCAACTGTTTGTTATCTCTAATGGAACTGACAGCCGTTATTTTGCCAACACCACGAAGCGCGATAAGAACAGCTTCGACTTTACGATGAATTGGGCAAAGTCTGACAACAGCTTGATTAAAGACCTGAAAGATTTCACGGCCACCTTCTTCCAGAAGCATACCCTGCTCAATGTGCTGCTGCATTATTCGGTGTTTGATGTCAGCGATACCCTGCTTGTCATGCGCCCCTATCAGATTGCGGCCACTGAGCGCATTTTGTGGAAGATCAACAGCGCGTATCAAGCCAAGAGCTGGAGCAATACCGAAAGCGGCGGCTTCATCTGGCACACCACGGGATCGGGCAAGACCCTGACCAGTTTTAAGGCCGCGCGCCTGGCCACTGAGCTGGACTTTATCGATAAGGTGTTTTTTGTGGTTGACCGCAAGGATCTGGATTACCAGACCATGAAGGAATACCAGCGCTTTTCGGCGGACAGCGTGAATGGCTCGGACAGCACGGCTGGGCTTAAGCGAAACCTGGAGAAAGACGATAACAAAATCGTCGTCACCACGATCCAGAAGCTCAACCATTTGATGAAGAGCGAAGACGGCTTGCCCATCTATGGCAAGCAGGTGGTCTTCATTTTTGACGAGTGCCACCGCAGCCAGTTTGGTGAAGCACAGAAGAACCTGAAAAAGAGGTTCAAAAAATTCTATCAGTTTGGCTTTACGGGCACGCCGATCTTTCCCCAAAACGCAGTGGGTGCCGAAACCACTGCCAGCGTGTTTGGACGTGAGTTGCATTCATATGTCATCACCGATGCAATTCGCGATGAAAAGGTGCTCAAGTTCAAGGTTGATTACAATGACGTGCGCCCTCAGTTCAAGGCCATTGAAACCGAGCTGGACGAGAAGAAACTGAGTGCAGCGGAAAACAAGCAGGCCTTGCTGCACCCAGAGCGCATTCGTGAAATCTCGCAGTACATCCTCACCCATTTCCGTCATAAAACCCATCGCCTGCAGGGAGGCAACAAAGGGTTTAACGCTATGTTTGCGGTCAGCAGCGTTGATGCCGCCAAGCTGTATTACGAGTCGTTCCGGGAATTGCAGAAAGGCCGCGACAAGCCGTTGCGGGTTGCCACTATTTTTTCGTTTGCGGCCAACGAGGAGCAGGATGCAATCGGCGACATTCAGGACGAGAGCTTTGATGTGTCCGCCATGAACAGCAGCGCCAAAGAGTTTTTGAGCGCGGCTATCGCTGACTATAACGCGCTGTTCAAAACCAACTTCAGCGTTGATAGCAATGGCTTTCAGAACTATTACCGCGACCTTGCCAAGCAAGTCAGAGCCAAGGAAATCGACCTTTTGGTGGTGGTGGGCATGTTCCTGACCGGCTTCGACGCCCCTACTCTGAACACACTATTTGTCGATAAAAACCTGCGCTTCCACGGATTGATGCAAGCCTACTCGCGCACCAACCGCATTTTCGACGCCACCAAAACCTTCGGCAATATCGTTACCTTCCGCGACCTGGAGACGGCGACCATCGATGCCATCACCCTATTCGGCGACACGAACACCAAGAACGTGGTGCTGGAGAAGAGCTACAAGGAATACATGGAAGGCTTCACCGATGCAGCGACTGGTGAAGCTCGGCGTGGTTTTGTAGAGGTGGTGACGGAACTGGAGCAGCGCTTTCCTGACCCCGCCACCATAGAAACAGAATCCGATAAGAAGGCATTTGCCAAGATGTTTGGCGAGTATTTGCGCATTGAAAACGCACTTCAGAACTACGATGAATTTGCCAGTCTGAAAGCCTTGCAGAGCGTTGACATGAACGACCCTGCGGCAGTGGAAGCATTCAAAGCAGCACATCACTTAAATGATGATGATCTGGCTGAACTTAAATCCATTAAGATGCCAGCAGAACGCACAATTCAAGATTACCGATCTACGTACAATGATATTCGTGACTGGCTACGCAAAGAAAAATCCGCAAACGAGAAAGAAAATTCAATCATCGATTGGGATGATGTAGTCTTTGAAGTCGATTTGCTAAAATCTCAAGAGATCAACATTGATTACATTCTTGAACAAATTTTTGAAAAAAATAGAAATACTAAGGATAAAGCGGCATTAGTTGAGGATGTGCGTCGAATGATTCGAGCCAGCTTAGGTAACCGCGCAAAGGAGAGCTTGCTGGTAGATTTTATAAATCATACAGACCTTGATAAAATTGGCGATAAGGCCAGCATTATTGATGCCTTTTTTGTATATGCTCAAGCGGAACAAAGGCGCGAGGCCGAGGAACTGATTAACGCTGAGAATCTTGATGCAGAAGCAGCAAAGCGATATATCACTGCCTCGATCAAACGTAAGTTTGCCAGCGATAACGGCACAGAGCTGAATGCAATTTTGCCTAAAATGAGTCCACTGAATCCTCAGTATTTGACCAAGAAGCAGAGTGTTTTCCAAAAAATCTCAGCGTTTGTTGAGAAGTTTAAAGGTGTCGATGGGCAAATTTGAAAAGGCGCGAAGTCTTAGGTTTTGTATGAAATAGCCTCCGCTTTCCTCCGCTTCACAAGCCCCCTGAGCTTCTTGCCGCCCGCCCAGACCCATTTCATGAGTTCGGCTGGAACATCGTCATGTTCTTCACGGTTGATCTTGTGGCGGAGTGTGGAGCGTTGGAGCGCACCTGCGCCGAGGTTAAAGGTGAATGACACCAGCGCATCGAACTGCCCGTCGGTCAATGGCACGTTAATCAGGCGCAGAACGGCACGTTCTGCGACCGCCACATCCTTGCGGAGCAGTTCCAAGGCTTTGTCCTCGTCCACCCCGTCCAGAAACTGTTCCTTATTGGCTTCGGTTATCAGGTGACCATAGCCGATGGTGGGGTAACCCGCTGGACACAGATAAATGACCGGCGAAAAGCCCTCGTAGTGGGAGATTAAATCTAACCCTTGGCGTGTTATGTGTCTCATAGCATTCACTTTTCGGTTGTTTTTTTACGCAGGTACAGTATTTTCAAGATATGAATAAAAAACTCGGCAGATTAGAAAGAGTTGACCTCCGTGCCATATGGACAACGGAGCATCTTGAATTCACCCCGTGGCTCGCGCAGGAGCAAAACCTGTCGGTGCTTGCCGATGCGATTGGCTTGGAGCTGGAATTGGAAGCGCAGGAGAAAGACGTTGGCCCTTTCCGTGCTGATATTCTCTGCAAGAACGTGGATGATAATTCTTGGGTGTTGATCGAAAACCAGATCGAAAAAACTGACCATAAGCATTTAGGCCAGCTGCTTACCTATGCCGCAGGGTTGCAGGCCGTCACCATAGTGTGGGTGTCTTCCAAGTTTACCGAAGAACACCGCGCCACGCTCGACTGGCTGAATAACATCACGGACGAAAATTTCCGCTTCTTCGGGTTGGAGATTGAGCTTTGGAAAATCGATGACTCTCTGCCCGCGCCGAAATTCAACGTGATTTCCAAGCCGAATAACTGGAGCAAGACCGTCAGTCAGGCAGCGCAGAAAATCGCTATTGAAGGCGTGACCGAAACCCAGCAACGCCACTACGAATATTGGGTTGCCCTGCAGAAATACCTAGAAAACAACAATTCCAAGCTCCGCCCGCAAGCGGCTGGAGCACAGCATTGGCAGATATTCAAAATTGGGCGCAGCGGCGTGCATATCGCTGGATTGCTCAACAGCCGCGATAAGCGCATTGGTGTGGAGCTATGCTTCAGCGATAAAGAATCGTCCAAGGCGTTCTTCCATCTGATGAAGCGCGAGCAACAGCAAATCGAACAGGAAATAGGCCAGCCGCTTGATTGGCGCGAACTGCCGGAAAAAATATCTTCCAAAATCATACTGTTCAAAAATGCAGACCCAGCGAATCAGGCCGACTGGTCTAATCAGCACGCATGGCTCAAGCAGATGGTCGAGAAATTTGACACCGTATTCCGCCAGCGGGTGCGTGACCTGAATCCCGAAGATTGGGATGAGGAATCCCAGGCGGCTTAATTCGCCTCAGCGAATACCTTGAACGTTTTTTCTTGCGTAGAGAAATTGCCTACCCACAGGCTCCGGCTGGAAATGTTTCGGCATTCGACGTGAATATCATAGTCACCTACGCCCATTTTTTTAATCGTTTCAAAATCGGAAGTTGTGAAGCGTGCCTCTAATATCCCGTTCTGCCTGCACTGCCTTATGGCTTCTTCGAAGATGCAGAGCAGGAATTCTATTTCGATATCCTCCAGCCTTCTGGCCTTGGTATTATCCTCACAAAAGCCTTTGTAAGTGATTGTTGTGTCCATATTGTTCTCCGTTGGTTAAATCCAAGCAATGCTTCTATTTCCGGCTTTATCCAGTAAATAAGAGTGCCTCGGTGTTTATTTCCCGCCTCGCAGTTTTGCCATGGCACGCTGCCCGAAATAGAAGCTGATGATGCCTGCAAAGATCGCCTGATCTTCTGCCGTCCACAGCAGCCATGGCATGTCAGCGGAAAACTGCATTACCTTCACCGCCGCATAGAGAATGAAGAAGCTGTAAGCGATAACGGGGCGCACCGTGCCGTTGAGCGCATCCACCCAGCGAATCCCTACGTTGTAGGTCTTGTAGAGGGCTTGGGATTCCGCGATGTCCGCATTCACCTGAATTTCTTCTAGGCGGTTTACATGCCCTTGCGCCTGCTGCTGCATTTGCAGTTCGAGGATTTTAAGCTCGTGCTTACGATCCTGTGCGTTTTGGTAAAACTTCAGGAAATCGGGAAAAGCGGCTGAGAGAAAACCGAGCAATGATCCGAGGAGCGTAATCATATAATCCTCCTCCCGATAAGTGCCACCAGTTCAAAGGCCATGCCGCCCAACGCCATAATCAGCGTGGTGAGCATCCACCACATGACACGCTCGATGCGGTCGAGCCGCTTTTCCAGCGATTTGTAGCGTTCAGCGCACACAGCAACGTGTACGTCGAGATGTTCTGCTTCTTGTTCTTGGGTCATGCGTTCCTCCAGGCGTGAAACTCCACGGGGTAAGCCCTGTGATTTTATGCGCGGTATAAAAAACCGCCTTAAAGGGCAGAGGTGTTGTGGTTGATGGCCAGGCCAAGGCTTAAGGCCGTGACGATTGCAAACGGCGCCCAAACATTAACCATTGGTCGATTCCCCCCGCGTCAGAAACAGTTGATCCATCACCCCAGAGGGGATGCCCAGCACCATGCCTAGTTGGGTAACGAGGGGGTAATGGCGCTCCACAATCGACATCGATACCCAGGTGTAGGCGATTTTTTCTCGCTCCGCCGCCGTCAGGGTTAGGCCGCCAGCAACCGCCATTGCAACGCCCGTAGCGATCGGGGCGGGCAAATTATAGGGCGCATCTTGCAACTGCTCTGGCGTGGGCGTTCCCCCCGCGACCGCAGCGTCCACAATTTGCTTAATGGGATAGGGCAGGTTGGCATCGCGGTAACTTTGCCGCAAATCGTCGTAGGTCAAAATCTCAAGATTAAGCAACCCGCTTTCAAATTCCCCACGGGTTAAGGTCGGGAATATAGGCGGGGGCATAACAACTTTGTGTGGGTCGATAGTTATGATCATCTCTAGTCCTCCGTGAATGCGTAACCTGGCGCACCAACACCGTCTGTTAAAAGGGTTTCATCGACTGTCCAGGCGCGACGTAAATCGCGGCTGGCAGGCAACTCATCTTTATCAATAATTTTGTATGGCTTGCCTTCTGGCACGTCTTTTTGTGCGATGGCTTCAATGCCATAAAGCGCAACCACTTCTGGTGTTGGATGGATGACAGCAACCACTCCGTCATCTTGTGAATAGATTATTACTTGGTTCATGGTTTTTCCTAGCGGTGAACGGTTACACAAATTTGGGAATTGTCTGTTAAAGCGCCGTTTTCATAATTTGTTAAAGAAACACTGCCAGTTAGCTGATTGGAAATTTGATGCACGCAGCTTGCAGATGTTGACACATTTGTAATTGTGACTTGAGTGGCGTAATTCGCATCTTGCATCGCCGTTGTAAAATTGACGGTGTAGTTGCCAACACCATTGTCCGTGATGCTGGATACATTTCCACTTCCGCGTATGGCAACTGTGCCAGTTCCATTAAAATTTACCCAGGCGCGGCAAGCGTACAAAGGCGCGGAGCCTGGTGCGGCGATTGTCCTTGCATAACACAACACCTCAACGGTATTGGCCGCTGTTGCCCTTAGGATGCAGGTGTCTCCCGCCGCTGTGGTAATGTTAGCACCTGTTTGCGTGACGATGCTAGCGTTATTGGTCAGCGTCAAAGCCGCATTAAACCTTACAAAATAAAGTTGACCAACGGCTATCGTAAAGCCCGTGATGTTGGTCGTGCCAGTGATGTTAATGTTGCGGGTATTTGGGGCAAGGGTGCTTAGGTCAACCGTTGCTCCTGATGCAACGTCGATGCGGGTGGTGTCGGTGGCTGACTGAATAGTGGCAGGCACAACCCCTTCAATCCGCACGGTGTTGGCGGCGGTAATAACCAGGGTGAACAGGTCGCCCGCGTTAAAGCTGGCCGACACGCCGTTGGGCACGGTGATCCCACCGC